ACAACCATCCGGGCGTTGGCCGCTGGTGGTTAAAATCGGTTTACAACCGCATACCTATTGACAAGGTTGACGATCAGTTCAGGTTAACGATGAAGGCTGCAGATCGCATGATTATGGACGATATTAAGGACTGCCTGGAATACAACAACGCCCCTCACCCAAAACAAAAACGTTACCCTGGCATGTCACGCATGCAAGTGCTTATCGGAAACATTAATCCGGATCTACCGAAGCTGAATAAAGCGCTTGTGTATAAGTACATTGGTTTCGAAGTAAAATCAATAAGCATTTACAACACACAATATGTTAAGGTGCAATATGAAAGGTACCAGTTGCCGCACCCGTCTGTTGTGGAAAAACTGGCCCCGGGGAACCTGAAAGTGAATGCTTACTATATGCCCGACAACGACGGCAATATTCCGGAGGTTTATCTGTACCAAAACGGAGAATTTATTTGCATAGCTGAAAAGCTGGCTACCTACAACGAAGCTAAAGCAGAACGCACTTCAGAGGACGACGCAGCGAAACTGAAACAGGATAAGTATGTGGCTATGTTCGATAAGTACGCAAAGGACGAAGATTGGGCGAAGGTGGGCATATTGCCCAGGAACGGGAAAGACATTGAAACGAAGGATGTGGAAGTTTTCAAACCGCGAAAAAGTGGTGTGAGCAACATCGACGATCTGGACTTTGACGAAACAGACTACGGAAATAATGCTTTGAACGACTTTTAAAACCTTATTAATATGCTTACAAAGGAACAAAAATTAAAGATTATCGAGGCCGTAAGGTCCCGCGAAAGCAATTATCGTTCACGTATAAGGCACGCGGCCGCGCTTGGGATATCACCAAGCCAGTTGACGAGGATATTGAAAATGCAGCCGGAACTGGAAGGGGTTTTGAGTGATGCAAACTGGATAAACATCGCACGAAAGTACGATGTGCCTCTTACGAACGAGGTGCACATGAAAACTGCCCGCACAGCTGTTTTTAACCACATTTGGAAGCAGCTGGAGTTTGCGCAGGAAAATAGTGTTTCAGGCATATTATGCGACCGGGCGGACATTGGCAAAACTCACACTGCGTTAATGTATGCACGTGAAAACAAAAATGTGGCTTTTATAGATTGTGGGCGCAATAAGTCGAAGCAGGACTTCATTAAAGCAATTTCGAAGGAGTTCGGGCTATCAACCGACGCCACTTTCAATGAATTATTTGAAACCCTGGTATTCTTTCTAAAAACAACCGACAGGCCGCTGATCATCCTCGATGAGTTCGGAGATCTTCGCTACCCGACTTACCTTGAATTCAAGGCCCTGTGGAATGCGACAGATAAGCATTGCGGGTGGTATGCAATGGGAGCCGACGGGTTGGCAACAAAAATCAACCGGCACATAACTTATAAGAAGGTTGGTTTTGCAGAGATATTCTCACGCCTTGGAAACAAGTACCAGCGCATTACACCGGTGAACGACAAGGAGTTTGCAGCTTTTCAGAAAAAACAGATTACGCAGATTGGCCTGGCCAACGGCTGTGATGATGTGCAGCGGCTTCATGCAAAAACAAACATGAGTCTACGCCGCATACCTATTCAAATTAGTCTGGAAAGAAAACTAAAAGCTGAAGAAAATGCCGGAAATGAAATTACGAAGGCCGATAACATCGACCGACCTTTACCGGAAACGGTTCAATGTTCTTGATTTTAAAGACGAGTGGCTGCAGCTTATCGGGCGACCGGAAGTGACAGGTTCCTGGATAATTTACGGCGATTCGGCACACGGAAAAACGAGGTTTATGATACAGATGGCGAAATATTTGGGACAATTCGGACGGGTGTTCATCAACAGCCTGGAAGAAGGAGAGGCCGAGAGCATCCGCCAGGTGTGGCAGCAGGAGGACATCGACACCAGCCGCGACCATGTTTACCTGCTCGACAAAGAGCCGGTAAACATGGTGCGCCAACGCCTCGAAGCCCGCAACGCGCCCGATATTGTGTTTTTCGATTCCGTTCAGTTTATGCGGAAATTTTCCGAGGATGATTACGTCGACCTGCTAAACGACTTCGGAAACAAACTGTTCATTTTCACCAGCCATGCGGAAGGGAAAAAAGCCAAAGGCGCCGTGGCGGAAGCCATCCGCTACCGCTCATTTGTGAAAATTATGGTTGAAGGCTACCGGGCATTCTCAAAAAGTCGCTACGGTGGAAGCGGTTATTACGATGTATGGCCTGAAATGGCCGAAAAATACTGGGCAGAACGATTAAAATCATCAAAATAAAACAACATGAAAGCAACATTGTCAGACAAAAAAAAGCGCCTCATAAGGCAGTTTCACATTGTTTGCACGAAAAACGGCATTCGTGGGAGCAAAAAGGAAATGATGTACGAAAGCATGGGAATTGAAAGCAGTACTGAACTTACTGAGGCTCAACTGGATGAGGTCATCCGCAGCCTGGTCGCCGATGGTGATAAGTGGCGGAAAAGGGTGCTGGCTGCAATATTCAGTTGGTGCAAGGACATTAACCTGAACGACTACGACACCGAGCGGGTTATAAGTATCGCATGCAGAGCTGCCGGGTATAAATCATTTGAAAAAATACCCGTAAGCCGATTACGCGATGTGTATTACGAATTTGTGCGCAAAAGTCGCACAACTGCAACCGCCCGTGATTTCAAAGAAGCAATGGTAAATTATATGGAAACACGAAATTAATGGATAAAAAACACCAAAAAAGGCTTAGGTCACGACGCATCAACTTCCTTATGAGAGTGGCAGAAGTACAGGAAATTGTTTTCGAAAGCCAAAAAAGAGGAGCAACCCTTTCTTGGATTTACAGAAACAAAATAGAACATCAGTTTCACATATCCAAAAGTACGTTCGATAATTATCTCGGAATTCGCGCTAAGGCTGAATTAAAAAAAATAGAAGAAATTCATCAAAATCAATAAATTATGAAAAAGAATATTTATGTAATTATTTTGGCTTTAGCAATGTTTTCGCTTATCGCCTTTTTTATCATTGACTGGCACTTGTGCTGGTTATGTCGCTTGCAATCCTGTGATTATCAACACTCGCAACCTGGGCAATTTGGTTTTTGTTTTTCGAACCAGAGGCATTGTTCAATAGTGAATTACTGACAAGCCTTATCGCTAATTACGACCGTGATAAGCTGCGAGAACTTAACATTGTGTGCTACCACATTAATGTGACCAGGGCGCATATAAAAGGAACGCTCAACACTCCGGAAGCAAGTTCAGGCGACATTCAAGTTATGTAGTAAAAAAATAATGAAATGATGGTTTTGAAGATATTTTTCACGCCAAACGAAATACGGAAATTTTTCGAAGATAATGGGTATAAGGTTGAAATCCGCGAATTCGGGATGTTTTCTGCAACATACCACAACCGGTCGGAGTGGGTGGAAACAACTGATGACGCAGTAGTAATAAACGGAAGGCATGTAAGAGCTTCAACCCTTTTTGAGAAGGTAGTTGAGTACAGGTTAAAGAGAATGATAGCTCCTAAGAATCTGAAAATTAAAAGAGCGATAGAAAAAACATTTAAAAATATGGTAAAATGAACGAAAACAAAAGTGAAATTGATTTTGGGCCGGGTATAATATCCACTTATAAAGGTAAAAGGTTTAATGTTTTGGCGCCTAATCCGGAGCTGATCTGCATCGAGGACATTGCCCATGCTCTGAGCAACCTTTGCCGGTTTGGCGGGCATATTCAGCAGTTTTACAGCGTTGCACAGCACAGCCTTATTGTTGCCGCTTTGGTTCCTCGCAATCATAAACTGGCTGCGTTGCTACACGATGCAAGCGAGGCTTACCTGGTTGATATACCCACTCCGGTGAAAGTATTGCTACCCGATTATTTTACGATTGAATACCGGGTAACAGAAGCAATTTCCAAAAAATTCGGCTTCCAGTATCCATTTCACGAGTCAGTAATTCGGGCCGACAAGAAGATACTGAGATGGGAATGGAACAAAATTGTGAAACGCGAACATACTGTCTATTCACTTATGAGCCCTGACGAAGCCGAACGAGAATTTCTCACACATTTTCATGCTGTAACGGAATATGAAGAATTTTAACCTTAAAATTAATGTAGATATGTCAAAAACAAGACAAAAAAAGATCGTTGTGTCGGGAGTGACACGCGATGAGTTTGAACAAAAATTTGCAGATTTTGCTGCTGCAGATGCAAAGATGCAGCACATAACTGCAAAAATGGATGTGGATATTACCCGCATCAGGGAGAAGTACCAGGATCAGCTGGCAGAATTACAGGAGAAAAAGGCCCAGGCATTTGAAGTGATGAATGTGTTTGCTCTTGAAAACAAGGACGAGATTTTTTCTAAGAAAAAAAGCCTGGAAACCATGTATGGTGTTGTTGGGTTCCGTACCGGCACACCTAAGCTTAAAACATTAAAAGGCTTTACCTGGAGCGCTGTTACCAACCTGTTAAAAGAGTTTATGCCCGGCTATGTGCGCACGAGTGAAGAACCGGCCAAAGATAAACTGATTGCCGACCGCGAATTGCCTGAAATTGCTGAACAGTTTATCAAGGTAGGTATTGAGGTTGTTCAGGATGAGACATTTTATGTTGAACCAAAAAAGGAACTCTTGGAGGTATAAGGCTACGGTGAGCCTCAATCACCGGCGTTCATTCTGTTAAATTCCATCATCACCATCCGGGGAGCTTTTGAACTTAATTGATTGATTGATACGACTGTTTTTTTATGCTCCCCGGAACGGTGGCAATAAGAAACGAAAGGGATTTAAAACCACTTCTTTATCCACCGTTAAAACCTTGCAAACAGTCATACGCTTGAATTACAGATAATACCCTTTTGTTTTTTATTGCGTGTTAGTGGCTGCCCTGTATTAAATTATAAATTAAACACATATCAAAATGAAAAGAAGAATACAATTTAAAATGTGGCATGAAAAAACAAAATCATTTACAATGCCATTTGAATTAACAGATATAGGAGCGGGTGGAGCAATAATTAATCAGTTTATTGATTGCGAATATCCGATACTTACACACGGAAGTAAAATTGTTCAATTTACTGGGAACAAAGATAAAAACGGCATTGAAATATATGAAGGTGATTTTGATTCCGATGGTAATTGCGTTTTATGGTGTGAAAACTGCAACGGATGGGAATTTGCTCAATTGGATACCCCAACTAAAGATATTTGCATTCCTTGTCATAGATGCGATGGAAATTTCTTTTTTGAAGACCATATAAACGACTTTGAAATAGCTGGCAATATCTTTTCTTAGGGTTGCCACTAACTGCCCGGTTAGTGTAACTGTCCAACACACCTGCATGATATGCAGGAGATCAGCGGTTAGAATCCGTTACCGGGTACAAAGTATAAACAGGGTTACATAACCCATAAAAACAACATCATGAAAAGAATAGAATATTACAGAATTGTGGCAATAACTGTCGCAACAATCATTGCCACAATTGCCAATGCCGATAATAGAACGCAGGTAGGGTACCTGATTGTATCGCAGACCATGAAACCTGTTCAAACAACGGTATTTAAGGCATCAACAATTACTCAGGCCGACAGCGTTGCAATGTCTTTTATACCTGGGTTAAAATGCGTTGAAGATTTATTTCAGAACAGTGTGTTTGTAAATATTGAAACTGAAACCAGCCGGTTATATATTGAAAAAAAACGGACAATAATTAACCGGAAAGGTGAATTAAAATTGAGAAAATGGAAAGTTAAAAATTGATTGCCATGAAAAAAGAATCGCAAAACGAAAGGATTAAAAGGCATTTACAGCTGGGAAATACTATTACCTCGCTGGATGCACTGCGCATGTTCGGATGCCTGCGCCTAAGCGGAAGAATTTACGACCTGACACATGATCATGGCCTGCAGATCCGCAGCCGGATGATTGAAATAAACGGGAAACGGGTAGCAGAATATTCACTTTAAAAGCAATTGGCATGAAGGAATATAGAATCTCTAATATGGGCAATGTGGATGACATCAGATGTACATTAAAACATTGTAGCTTTACAGTAAATGAATTGACTTCTGAAATTGATTATGAGAAGCAAAACAAAAATTGTTCATCGGTAATAAATTTGCTTGAGATGAGAATAAGGAAATTAAATGAAAACAAATCGAAATGAATATTTCCATTTACGCCATACCTGGTTTGATGATCAAAAATCCAACTGATATAATTGACAGGGCAGTATGCAATGTTTGGAATATAAGTCAAGACCGTTTGCGCGAAAAAACCCGTAAGCGCGAAGTGGTGGAAGCAAGGCAAACTGCAATGTATTTTTACAGAAAAAAGTCAACCTATTCGTTAAAAGAGATAGGAGCGCTACTGGGCAATTTCGATCATGCGACGGTAATTTATGGCTGCCGTAATGTTAAGAATTTGGTAGAAACAGATAAGGTTTTTTTTGAAAAATTTGAGAGAGTAAAAAGACAAATGATTGAATAAAATACCTAAAAGGCTTGTACAAAGTTATAGAAATGAGCATACCAACAAGGAGGTTATCGGTATTGGTCCACCCGAAGCGCATCGATCTTATTTTTGCAGATCGTCAGTTTTTTGCTGTGTATTCATTTTTGAACAACATCATCGGATATCTCACCGAGGTGCCTGATGCGTATTTTCAGATAATGATGTGGATTTTTCTAAAAAACCTTGACGAGGTTGAATTGCCCGATCCGGACTACTTGTTTCTATCGTGGAATATGCTGATGAACTTCAGCGGCGGAACCGACAGCGCCGCTGCTTTGTACCTGACACAGGGCATTCCAGTTCACATTAACCGCGTTTATAAAATACGGCAGATGCGGGCATGTGAAGAGGTTAGTGCTTTGCAGATAGTTACTGACTTTGAGCGAGTGAGTGAAATGTATATAGGTCGGCATGGCTTCAACATAGGAACAGGGTATATGGCAATGTACATACCTGTTATGCCGCTTTTAGGTTGCAACTCTGTTGTGTTCGGAACCGTGCTTGAGGACTTCGAACTCTGGTATGTATCCATTCCTGATTACAGGGAAAGGTTTAAACAGTCATCTCTGTATTCAATAAAAGAAACCCTTGGAAGATACGGGCTGAAGATATATTTGCTGCTGGCCGGGCATAGCGAAGTACTGAGCGTGCAATTGGCGGAGAAGTCAGGAATTAAAAATCACTCCTCGTGCCACACGGCCGGCGATATCATACCGGCTAAAATTTTATCGAAACTCAAAACAAAGCCTCTGTATGCAGCATCGTCAACTGTGTATGCAATTCAAAAGGCAGGGTACCCGCATAAGGAATTTTGCAGGTACATGGATCTTGATGTTTCCTTTTACGAACGGGTGAATAAAAATGTAAATTACGAACTCTCGTGCTTCAAGACAACGGAATTCCCCTGGCAAACAGAAGCAGACCAGGTGAGTATTGCGAAGTTTGTACAGGCTATTGAAAATGATTTATAACGAATTATACATTTTATTTTTCCACTGTGTCAAAAACAACACATTTTTAACCCAACTTATTACTATTCAATAACTTAATATTTTATTATTATGTTTTTTAGTTCAAAAAACTGCAATACACCCCCCCATAACCATAAAAAAAACGTATTTTTTAGCCTAAAAACTGTAATATACCCCCCTGTAACAT